GGCTATATCAATACCTCTCAATCTTTGCTCAGCTGCGCCTAGGTCTGCTATATCTGAGCCAAATAATCTTTGCGCAGCAGATAGATCTGAGCCAAAGCCTCTTTCAAGGCTTGCTGCCTGTCGAGCAGCATCTCTTTGTCTTTGAAACTCTTGCAAAGCTCTGTCTTGCGCAGTCAAGAAACCGCCTGATCTAATTTTAGAAAGTGCCTCGCCTAATCCTCTACCAATTCCTCTTTGTCTCTCTTCAGCAGTAAGTCTTGCTCTAGAGCCAAAAGCAGATTGACCACCTCTTGCAATATCGGATGCTCTTTGCGCTATATCTTGTTGCGCAGCAGCACGTAAAGTATCGTCTATAGTTCGCTGAACAACTTGTTCTTCAAAAGGGTTGTAAAACTGACCTGTCATTCTTGGATCAAAACCAAGCAAAGATCCGCGTAATAATTGTCTTGCACTTGGACCGCCAAAACCTATACTGCTTTGTAAAGCCCCTAAACCTCTACCAAAAGATTGTTCAGCGGTTTGTAAAAATGGTTGAAAAGAACCAATACCAGCTCTAGCTATTTCTCTGGCTCTTATCTCATCTGGGCTAAGACCTGCTGTTTCTTGTAATATTGCTGGCTGGTCTAGTAATGCTTTTTGGGCAGCGTCTGTAGCTTGCGCAATAATACCTGGAGTATCAGTTGAACCAAAATAAAGTTCGCGTAATGCTGGATCTGATAAAAGCTCTTTTCTAGTAACGCCTTGTAAGGATGGCAACATCGGTAATGCCATTATACAGCCTCAAAAGTTTTCATTAATTTACGCATGTTTTTTACGCCTGCTTCTCTAGATGGGCTAGAAGTTTTGACTAACTCTATACCACTCTTAGATGTTTTTACGTTGTATGCGCCTGCTCCACGTGTGGCTTTGGCAGTCATTACAAACTCACCATCGCTTAACATCGCTGGTATGTCATCTGAAGTGCCTGTTCCTGGGCCTGCTGATTCACCGCCTTGGCGCATATCTAGTTCAGCAACGCCACCTTCAGCAAATTTCAAAGCTTTTGGAGCTGGAGCAAGTCCAAACTCTTCTCTAGTACCACCTGTACCTAAAGCTTTAGAAAGCTGGTATCTGCCAAGTTGATCCATTGTTACTGCTGGAGTTTCTGCTAAGCCACCTGATCTACTTTTAGCTTGGTCGTAAGCTATTTTGCCTACCAAAGCTGCAAGTCCACCTGCTCCTAGAGTGTTGAGTCCGCCGCCTTCTCTGGTAAACATACTGCCTAAAGTAACATTACCATCTTTGCCTTGTATTGCATCTTCTATTGATTGCGGTAAAAGTTTTCTACTTAAAAAGTTTAATATGCCACCTCTTTGTTGAGGTTGCTGAAGCGGTGGTTGTTGCTGGTCAAAAACACCAGGAGCGCTGCCAAAAGTAGGTATAAATCCGCCACCGTAGTATTGCTGTTGCATGGGTATGAATCCGCCACCGTTATATTGTTGGTCTAAGGGCGCGGGCCCAAATCCGCCTTGCATCACTTGGCTCATCATACCTTTAGGCGTGAATAAACTTCCTATTCCAGAAGTAATAGCGTCTCTTCCAAATGATAAAGCGCTTCCTAGCCCACCGCCAGACCCTGCTGTAATAGCATTTCCGACTCCGCCAAGACCTGGGATTTTACCAACAAAACTACCAATACCACTTGCCACGTTGCCTAAACCAACTTTACCTAAAAGAGATCCGCCTACCGCACCTAAAGCCTGGCCGACGCCAGGAATAAACATCGCTACAGGAGCAACTTTCTTAACAACTTTTTTAATTTTTTTGAATACTTTAGAGAGAAAACCAAACTCGGGTAAGCCTGTAAGTGGATTCAAATCCATATCGCCGTTACCAACAATATATTTATTTGGATCTACACCATACTTACTGATCGAATTTAAAACGTAGGTTTTTAAAAGTGGATTATCGCGTAAAACTTGAGCAGGGACGATCATTTCGTCTGGGGCTACGTGGGCCAAATAAGTATCTTCGTTTCTCCCTAACGCAGCTAAAGTTGCCAAGCCTTCTTCTTTTTGTTGTAGCATATTCTCTCTCATATGTAACTCTTTAATTTTACAGGGTTATTATTATGTCGCCTGCTATCTTTATCGATACATCACCTACTAAACCCTGGGCTTCAAAGCCTTTTGGGTCTGGCTCATTCATCAAATCAATAAACTCAGTCCCATTAAATATTTGCAACACTTCGGTTGATGTATTAAAGATTAGCGTGCCAAGATTAAAATTTAATTTGTCACGTTCAATAGTCGATAACTGTAAAGTATTATCAGGATCTATTGAACCTAAGTTTATCTCTAAAATCCTAACAAGTCTATTAAAAATGTCGGGTGTTACATCATCTAAAGCTATAGGTAAACGCGTTGGTAAGAGCTTGCTCATCTTCTACCATCTTGTTTCACATCTAATCTAGTTGCTCCTAAGCGCCATCCAACTGATAGGTTGCCATCGTTGGCAGCATCATCGTTTGATTCTAATCGTAAAACAGCCTGCCTGCCCCTTGCCCTAATATGTAATTGGCCTGTATCACTTTTTACTTCGCTTGTTGATTTAGTACTTAAAGATGAGCCGTTGTTATTGCGCGTTTTAATTATTAAATTTACTGAACCGTTATTGGGATCTTGTAAGAATCTTACGTCTGGTAATATCCTACGAATAAATTGAAAGTTGTTGCCATCGCCAATATCAAAGTCAGAACTTTCTATAAACACGCCTGTCATCGGCGAACCATCGTCATCAAAACCAACTTCATGCTGAAATAAAGAATTTGAGGCTGTAGCTTGCGGATATGATTCAACCCCAGAATCAAGCCAAGCTGTACGTGAAAGCTGACCGTAATACCAAACCTTATCTTGGTAATTATAAATTACATACCTGTCTATTTCTGAAGAGCTTGCAGACGGATAGAACCAACCTACTTCGTTTTCTTTAGTGTTGGTGAAAGCGTTAATTTTAAATGCTTGCTCAGAATTAAAATCAGAAAATACATAATCTAAGACATCGCAGTTAAGTTTTATAACTGAGCCGTTGTAAATGTAAAAATTATCGTAAGACATAAAATATATGCCTTGTGGCGCTGTTACTGCTGCTTTTGGACTTATCAATCCAGAGGATTCATTTATTAGATTTACTCTAAAAGTAAATGGTGGCCCAACAAATTGCATGCTGTAAACTGAAGTGTCTGTAAAAATAATAATTTCTTGTCTTGATTTTACCGCACCAATTATTTGTGAGCCTGATGATAGCCGTAAAGATCCTGCTGTATTAGTAATTTTTGGCTCAAACTCCAATTCATTTTCTTGATCGGAAAAAGCTATCAACATCGGATCAACGCTACCAGTTCTAGCTGTTCCTGATGCGTTCAAAGGGTCTGCACCCAAAACTATCAAATGCCTGTCTATTTCTGATGTTATTACTTGTAAACCTTTGGTTGGAACAAGGTTAGCTCCAGTTCTAGCTGATAAGTCTACTGCTCTAGTATTAAGGCCATTTGATTCAATCCATTCAAAAATACCAGCACCTCTAGGATTAATTATTAAGTTTTCACCAAAATTATCATGCGTCCAAAGTCTTAGCTGATTGGTTGCAGAAATACTTGTTGATGATCCCCAACCGCCGTTACCCCAAGAACTCACACCCCAACCAGTAGAAGGTACAAATACATCTAAACCAGTATTAATTTGATAAGCACCTACAACAGAACTGCCTCCATTACCGCTATCACTTGCATTAGCAGTAACAGTAACTCCGCTAGTATTTTTTGCCTCTATGGTATAAGAGTTTGCATTGACTATAGTTGCTATCTGATATTCTTGATTGAGAACATTTGAGTTGATATTACCACCTAAAGAAGAGGCGCCAGAAAAAGTAACAAAATCATTTTTTACTGCTCCATGCGCAGTATCCGCTACTGTTATTGTGGCATCACCATTTGAGGCTGAAAATGTAACATCTCCCGCACCCGTTGTAAGTCTTATAGGAGTGACATCATTAAAAGTGTTACCTTCTTTGATGTAATATTTTAAATTAGTTCCGTTGCCTAAATACTTACTACCATCTAAAGCAATCCAATTATGTAAAGCTCTTGATGTTCCTAAATATGTGCTAGTGGTTAATTTTTCCCAGCCTCCAAATTTTTCAGGTCTACCCTGTCTAAATCTTATTAGATTACAATCAAACCAACCGCCTTCATTATCATACTGAGTGCCCTCTCTTTTTATGCCTGGTTGAAATGTAAATCTAGCTACTGTCATCTAAACCTCTGTCCAATCTTTGCCTTCAAATAACAAAGCCTCTGCTTCTCTACGTCTTACCAAACCCTGCAATACTTCACCATTTGCTTTGTTCCATCTTTTTAATTGATGTGGAACTTCGTTAAAATCTTTGTCGTTTAAAACTTTTAACATAGTGCTATTGTTTAGATTAGTTGGCCCCAAGTTATAAGTCCAAGATACCAAAGCGTCAAACTCGCATTGTTTTAAATCAACCTCTACTGCTTTTTCTACATGTAAACAGTAAATATCTAATTCATTTAACAACATGTTATCAGCTTGTTCTTTAGATATAGTCATGCCTTCGCGCACATCTTTAGTATGTCCATAACCAATAGTCCATACACCAGCCGCACATTTATAGGCTTCTAGTTCGCACCCTTCAAATTTTTTAATTAAAGATATGCCTTCATTTGAAATATTCATTTTAGTAATCCCCCCAAACTTTTGTTTTTTTACCGCCGTCATAAACAACCGCGTGCCCTTCATCAATAAGCATTTGACAAATATCCTCGCCATCTTCCGTATAAGGTATCCCAAGTATTCTGCCATATTTACCCTTACCAAATGATTTAATGGTGATTGAACCAACGCATAATTCTTTCAGCCTTTCTTTTGCTGCTAAGCCTAATTTTTTCTCTGCTAAATCTCTAGTCCTAGATTCGGGCGTATCTATTTGGGCCAAACGTACGCGCTGTTTGTGTAGCTTTACATCAAATCCCAAATCAAGTGTTACATCGACTGTATCGCCGTCTACAACTCTTTCTACTGTTGCCTTGTAAATGTATGGTTCTGGTTTACTGCTCATCTTTGTTAGTAGTTACCTTTCTATAATACACAACCACATCTTTAAGTTCTGTAATATATCTTTTTATCTCTTGCATATTGTAAGCCATAACTTCGTAATCAGGAATTGTCATAGCTAGAAATGTGTTTTGTACCATTATTTATTTTCCTTTCCATTTCAACTGGGTCAGCCAATATCTTTGAGGCTAACTCATAGTTTTGTATAAACTGTGTATATCTATTTAATTCTCTTTGAGCTATTTGACTTTTTATACTTAGATCTTGAAGTTGTTGGGTTTGCAACTCAAAGTCTTGTTGTAATGATTTGATGGCTTCTTCTTGGGTTTCTACTGCGCCCTCTAAAACTGCGTTATTCATTTGGAGTATTTGGTTTTGACTGTATAAGTAATAAGAAACTGCAAGCAAAACTAAAACTATACCTAGTAAAACTTTACTCATTATCCATACACCAATTCCAAGCATCGTGATCGTGGTATAAAAATGCCTGACATTTTTTATATTTTTCTCGCCATTTATCAGAGTCAAATTTATCGTTCCACTCTAAGTTAGAGTTTTCAGCTATAGGTATGTAGTTAGATGGTGTAGAACAACCAATTAAAAATATACTAACCAGCAAGAGGATTCTTGTTGTCATCTTTTATTTCCTCTATTTGTTTATCTAAGCTTTCTAAATCAGCTTTAATAGTTGCAATGTCAGTTTTTATTTCAGTAACATCTGGAACATCTATACCATCTATCTCTTTTTCTAAAAACTGAACTGATGTTTCTATAGATGCAAAGCGTTCTTCAATAACTTGTACGTTATCCTCTGCTTCGCTTATGCCACCAATTTTAGCCTCTAGGTTTTCTAGTCTGTTGACATACTCTGCGCCTTGATAACCAAAGCCTGCAAGCGTGCCAACAATGCCTACAAGTGCAATTATTTGTGTTGTTTTATTTTGTAACCAGTCCATATTACCTCCATATTTCAGGTTGATTTTGCATCATGCTTTGTAAATTATTTATATTTGTACTCGCATAATTATAAAAAGCGTTTATGTTGTCATCTAGTGTAGCAGAGGTGTATATATCTTGA